ATGCGGTTTGACGCCCGGACGGCAAAGCAACTTTTGCCCGGTGCACATCTGAATATCGACGGTTGTCCCGGCCTTCGGCTGCAGGCGACAACGTCGCGCCGTAGCTGGATTTACCGTTACAAGTCGCCCGTCGACGGGCGCATGCGACAAATCAAAATCGGCGAATGGCCCGCGCTTTCCATCGCGGTGGCGGCCGTTGAGTGGGAGCGCCTGAGAGACGAGCGCAACGCAGGCAACGACCCGGCGCTGACCAAGCGGCAAGCACACAACTCTGTCGGCGTAATGGTACAGCAAGGGGATTCGCTGACAGTGCGCGATGTCTGTACGGCATACCTGGAGGGGCACGTCGAGCGCAACCGCAAATCGAAGGGGGCGGCTGAGGTTGCCCGAATGTTCAGGACGATGATTGGGGATATCGCCGAGCTACCGGCCGCTGAACTGACGCGCGAGCGCGCATTCATCAAAATTGATTCGTTTCGCCATATTCCGGTGCAGGCGTCAAAGCTCCGCCTGGAACTGGGCGCTGCGTGGGACTATGCGCTCGACGCCGGCCGGTTGCTGGAGTCGACTCCGAATTGGTGGCGGCAGATCATGCGGGGGCGGCTGCGGAGCAAAGGCCGGCGGATCGGGGGGCAACCCATCGGAACCGTAAAGCGATTTCTGAGTGACGTCGAGGCGGGGGTGCTGGTCAACTGGCTACCGAACTTCAGCCGTAACGTCGAGGATGCTTTGACGTTGTACCTTTGGACCGGCACACGCGGTGGCGAAATTGCTGCGATGGAGGGGACGGAGATCACCGATGAGCCGGATGGCTTGTGGTGGACGATTCCCAAGGCCAAGACGAAAAATGCGCGGCACGAGAGCGCGACAGATCTGCGGGTGCCATTGGTCGGGCGCGCGGACGCTATTGTGCGTCGACGTCGCGAGCGTTACGGCAAGGGGTGGTTGTTTCCTGCAGAGCGGGGTGGCCATATGGAACAGAAGGTGTTCGGTCAGGCCGTCCATTTTCATATGCCCTATAGTGAGACGCGACCGGAGCAGGACCGGCCGCGTCTACCTGTCGCACATTGGGCACCGCACGATCTGCGGCGGACTGCACGCACGATGTTGGCGGCGCTCGGGTGCCCGTATGAGATTGGCGAGGCGATCATCGGGCACATGTTGCCGGGTGTCGGCGGCATCTATAACCGCCACAGCTACGATGCGGAGCGCCGGCACTGGTTGGTGAAGCTGGACGAGAAGCTGGAGGCAGTTACGCAGGCACATCAGACGTCGCCTTCCTCCGGCCGGTCCCGCAGTTAGGCGGGGGCAGGAACTCGGACGGTGTCCGTGCTTCCGCCCACTCTTCGACTTCCCGTGTAAGCCAGCCGACGCGTCGGCCGGATAACGCGCGCGGCTTCGGGAACTGTTCTTGTCGGACCAGTTTGTGAATGACCGCAGGCGAGAGCGAGATTGCTGCGGAAACCGACTCGATATCCAGATAGATCGGCTTCATTGCGACCGTCATGCGATGAAGCCCCCTTGCGGATCGTCGTGATGCGTTTCGCCGCCAGCGGCGCGATTGGTGGCGAGAAGGGATTCCAGCGCCGCAACGTGTGGTTCACCGGCCCGGTGGCCGGCGCATGCGCCGAGCGCGAATTCGATCGCGGCTCGCTGAGCGGCCGTCAGTGATGCGTTACTCGGCATGGTCGCTTCGTCATCAGGAATTGCTTCCCAGAGAGACACGACGATCTGCATAGCAGCGAAGACGGGGTATTCATCCTCGATTTCCTCTTGCGTCATGCCTTCCACCACTGAGTCGGAATCACCCAGTTCGGTATCGAGAAGGTCCACGACGCGGCGGAGTTCGGCTTTCATGCTTTTAGACATGGTTGGTTCCTTGAGCGTTTGTGGGCGGCAGGGCGCGGCCGAGCTGCATCAGTCCTGTCTCGAGCGTGATGCCGGCGGTTGCGGCCCATGTGCGGGCGTCCTGTGCAGCCCGGTGGCGGGCGAACGAGCCGACCTCATCAGCCATCAGGTCGAGCAGTTCGACGTCGGCCGCGTGCGAGATCTCGGTGATCAGTGAGCGGATCTGGATGCGAAGGGCGTCGAGCCGTGCGAGCCTGCCTTGGCGGATTTCCGCCAAGGCTTCGTTCTTCTGGATAGGTTTGCGCCGCGCGAGCGGCGCTTCGTCCTTCTGGATTGCTTTTGCGGGCGTCAGCCCGCTGCAGTCCGCCTGCATCGAAGTACCGTTGACGCTCGCCAGTGCGATAGCCGGGTGCTTCTTAGCGTGTTCCCGCTTTCGCGGCAGCGGACGTGGGGTATAAAGGGCCGGGCGCGAGGTCAATTTGCGGCTCCTTTCGGGAACGGCCATGCGGACGCAGGGTCGAGGCCGGGCTTCGCCTTCTGCGTCGGGAATGCGGAATCGAGCAACGCGCGGTTCGATGTGATCCGCCGCTTGTGCTCGATGGCCGTCAACACGTCCGTCAGGTCCGGGCGTTGCCCTTTCGCGGTGGCTGTAGAGAATTCGGTGGTCATGTCGGGGTCGGGCATGCCGATGATCTCGTTCGCCCACGCGAGAATTCGCTTGAACGCTGCTTGCTCAGACTTGGTCCGCCCGTGGACGGGTGACTTGATTGTGTCGACGAGCCGCGCAGCGCCCGAGCGAATTGCTTGAACGCGTGTCCATACTGCGCGCGATTGCGAAGATACCTTCAGAGGGTCGCTCGCGAAGCTGGTGCCGGTGTTGTATTCGATCGCATAGATCCACGCACCGGGAGCCGGTTGAGCGATACGAATGTGTGCGAGCGGTCCCTTGATCCTGTCGGTCCGCTCGGGGCCGCGCAGTGTCTCGACCGGCTGGCAACAGCCGTTCTCATCCGGCTCGGTGACGGGCCATGCTTTCCCGGCGGGGCGAGCGTCGAGCATGTCAATGAGTGGCATCAGCACTGTGTGAACGGCCTCGATCGTCGCGGGTGCCAGTTTTCCGAAACCTTCGTCGTGCAACACCGTCTGCAGTGCCTGCAAAAGTTGCTTTGCACACGGCTCGCTGATCTTGGTGGGCGCGGTCGGGCGCGGGGACGGTTGCGATGGCGCCTGTGCCACGACAGGGGCGTCCGCGTCCGTCGACGGCGCGGATGCTGCGTCAAGGTGTTTCCTCGTCACGCGGGCCTTGCCGGACGCAGCGGCCTTCGCCGCGCCTTTCTGCAGCCGGTCGAGTGCCTTGTCTGCCCCGTGTTCGCGGATCTGCTCAATCGCGAGCGTGCCGGCCACCGCGCCGTCGCGAACCATCTGATGCAGTTCGACCGGTGCGCGTTCAAGCAGACCGACGTCGCGGATCGTCTGGTCGGTGACATTCAGGCGCTTGCAGATGGCCGCGAGGGTCATGCCGTGAATGTCGCGCAGCTCGGCGACGACAGCAGCCAGCTCAAGCGGCGACGACCGCTTGCTGTCGTTGCTGAGATAGCCGTCGATCACCATGTCAGCACGGTTGACGGTTTTGGCGTCGCGGACGACGACGGGAATCTTGCCGACGTCCTTGCCGGCTTCGATTGCCTTGCCGGCTGCGAGGTAGCGGTGCTGCCCCTTGTACACGAAAAGCAGATCCTTCCCGTCGACCTTTCGCGCGTAGCAATGGAGCGGCGACCCCTTGTCGTACCCGTTCTCGATGATAAGGGTAGCGAGGTGCGTCACCCATTCGGGGTCGACCGGTCGGATGTTGTCGGCCGGGTCATAGTGGAGTTGACCATAGGGGACCATCCACAGGTCCGCCGACGTCGCGCCGGCTGCGGCTGCTGCAGCCTTGATGTTCCCGGTCGGAATCGGTGCGGTCAGGTCGAGAGGTTGGGTGCGGTCGTCCATCATGCGATCCTCCGGCGTTGAACGAGCTGCTCGAGGCGTGCGACTTCGAGGTCGATGCTCTGACGGAACAGGCGCAGATAGCGCAACGCCTGCGCGGCGGAATCCTGCAACGAGTCGGCCGTGATCTCAAGCGGATACAGGTGCGGGAACGAGACGGCGACGTGGCTCCCTTGGTTGCGCGTGACGATCGGATGGAACGCGGGCCGCGTGTGCATCGAGCCGGCGGTGACTGCCGCGTATGCCGCCCGTCGGGGCTTGAACGTGTCGTCGGGGGCGCTGGTGTACGTGCCGTCCGCTTGCTTGCACGGGATCGGAAGCGGCGGGGCAGCATCAGATCCGGCCAGCCAGTACACGAAGCGCAGATCGTGAGGGCGCGGCTGGCGGCGAAGCAGTCCGCCGCGAGCGAGCTTGTCGATGTGCTGTGCCGCGACGCTCGCCATATCCGGGAAGTGCGTCCTGCAGACCTCGTCGGACGTCATCGCGCGCGTCAGACGGCGGAACACGTCGAGGATGCGAATGGTGAGGTCTGCGCGTTGACCTGCCGTCAGGTCAACGAACGGATTGAGCGGCTGTGCTGCATGTGCCGGTGCTGACGTCATGCTGCCTCCCGGATCGGCTTACGCGGTTTCTTCGCCTTGGCGATCGCAGCGGATGCTGCGACGCCTGCTGCGCGTTTCGCGTCGCGCAGGCGCTTGATGGCGGTGGCGCAGTCGGCCTCGCTCGGGATCGAGATCTGCGTGCCGGCGATCTCGGCCCCGTCGAGGATCATGTAAAGCGTGTGCAGGCTGTCAGGAAGGGGGCGTCGAGCGACGACGTACTTGCCGACGAGAATCGGCGTTGTCGGGCGCTTTGCGTTCCGGTCGTAACGAACGACGGTTCGCAGGGACAGTGTGTCGCGACGCTCGACGTCGAAAAGAGGCTTGGCTTTGACTTTGATTCGCGGCATGGCAGGTCTCCATGACGCCGGGGCCGCTTGCCCCGGCAGGGTCGGGGCGGTTTAGGCGGTGACTCGGTAGGCGGTCGGCGGCTCGTCGACCGGGCTGTCTTGGAACACGTTGACGACAATGAACAGCAGGGCCGCGACGAGGGTCCAGCGGAAGATCGCCGACTTCTCAAAGTTGCTTTGGCGGGCCGGCTCGGACGGTGTGACGCGGGGTTGTTGTTCGCCGCGAAGCCAATCGCGGCGGACGGTGGACTGATGGTCGAACATTTTCATGGGCTTCTCCGATGACTGCCCAGACGGCAGCAATGGAGTTGCATGTTAGGTATTCCTTTCTCTTTTGGCAATAGGAATTCCTAATTCTTTTGCGCTTAGCGTTGTCTTGTTGTCAATGAGCGAACGAGCTAAGCGCAGCGAATCCCGTTGAAAGGTGTTGTATTCTTCCGACTTGATACTGTATGTTTATACAGTATTCAAGCGAAAATATTGCCGATGGGAGGTTGTTGCGGGGCTATGTCAACAGGGGAATTGCGCTGCAAGCCGGGCGATGTGGCGATCGTCAGTCGATGCCGGAACCGGTCGCGTATTGGTGTACTGGTGCGGGTTATCGGCCCGCACGGCAGTGAAGACTTCGATTGGGATGTGGAACTTCTTGGCGGCTCGATCAGAGGGCGCGGAGTGCGTTCCGGGCAGGTCGGAACGCACCGCAGGGCCGCAGTATTCGACTGGAACCTTACCCCTCTTGCGGGTCAGGCGCATTCAGATCAAGAAGATCACCGGACTGCTGTCCGCGCAGGTCTTCAAACACCTTGAGGGTTTCAAGCAGCGCGACAAACGCCGTGGACGGCAACCCGACCTTGTCTGCTTTGGAAAGCGCATCAACCAGCGCTTGAGCATGGACGCCGAGCGTCTCCTGTTTCTGAGGCGCGGGGGCATTGACTCGGCGTTCCATCTGTCCTTCTCCGGTGGCAAGCCACCAAGGATCAACGTTCAGGAATTCGGCCGCGAGCAGCAAATTCGCCCCCTCCATCTTCTTTGTCTTCCCGCTCAACCAGTCGCTGACCGACGGGGCTCGCACTCGGCACGCCCGTGCCAAATCCGCAGCCCTTTTTTCGGGCGGCAACCTCATTGCCTGTTCCAGGCGTTCGGCTAGTGTCGTCATTAGGAAAGCCTAACTGAATGAACGAAAGGAATGCCTTGCATTTTGTGTAAGGAGCGCCTAACATTGAGGCATGAATACGCTCCTGAAACGTGACCCATACGCGTGCGCCGTGATCGATGCATTTGGGGGAACGGCTGCAACCGCCACCCTTTGCGAAGTCCGGATGCCGTCAGTGTCGGAATGGCGTCGAAATGGCATTCCGCGAGCGCGTCTGTTGTTCTTGAAGCTCGCGCGTCCTGACCTGTTCGCCTCTCTGGATTCACACGACGAGTCGTCGTGAAGCGCTCGCTGTGCGTGACCTCAGTCGTTGCGCACCTTATGAGCCGAATCTTAGTTGCGGCCCCGAGTGCGCGACAGGATGAAAGCTACCGTCTACCAATCTCCCACGATGACCTGCCGATACGACAGTACCGAATGGCTGGACGTGCTCTACACGTCCGTTCGCAACACGCCCGGCGGCGTCGCCGACGCGGCGAACTATCTGACCGTCCGCCGTGGAAAGAACATCACCGCCGAGTCGTTGCGTCTGCGCTTGCGTGGCGTCGGCGACAGCCGCTTGTCGATGGAAATGTTCGAACTGCTGGTCGAGTGGATGCAGGAGAAGGCCGAGGCGAAAGTGCATGCGCTCGATGCGTTGCATGCGCTGAATGCGCGTTTCGGCCTTGTCGCTGAACACGTCGACGAACAAGCGACCGAGGACGCGCTCGAGCCGGGCGCGATGCGTCTCGTCTCGACGGCGCTGCATCTACAGGCTCATGTCGGCCGCGTGGCCGATGACGTGACGCGTGCGCTCGAGGATCAACGTATCGACGACCGCAAGGCCGAGGAGATCATCGCGACGGGGCGCAAGGGGCAGCGACTGTTTCAGCGGCTGATCCATGCCGCCCGGAACCTCGCGAAGCGTCGTCGGCGCTGATATGGAGCGATTCAAGCCCGGCATGGGGTGTTGTCGCGTGTGGCGCGAGCAGGTGGAGTTGTGCTGCGAGCATGGGCAGCAGCTCGCCTGCGCCACGACCGCGCTCGCCTATCGATTCGACAACGCTCCGGATCAGGTCAGCCGATTCCTCTCGGACCTCATATCGACTTTCCCCGATCGCCTCGCCGTGTTCCTCGCGGAAGCAGGCCGGGCCGGCAAGGTCAACGTGTTCATCGGGGTCGCCGCCCGTTCGTGTGCGGCGCTGCCTACCAAAGCGGAACGCCACGCGTTCCGCGACCAGATCGTCGGCCAGCTTTGCGCGGCCGACCTTTCCGCGTTCGACGACCAAATGTCCGCCGAGTGGCGTCGGCTACGCGGCAAATAACCGGAGACCAAAGTGACTTTGCAGAGCGTCAGCAGCGGCCTGCGCCGCCGGCATTCGATGCCGCAACGCAAGACCATCGGAACCGACGTGTACAGCGCAGGCCGGAAGGCGTGGCGCTCGACCCTCCATCAACGTGAACTGGAAAGGAGAATTGCTGAATGTCGTCGCTAGACCAGATCCGCGCGCAACTCGCGGCAGCCGACCATCCGTTACCGGCCGGCCACCCAATCGCGGACGGTAAGCACCATCGCTATGGTCCGCGCAAGAAGTACTGGTATCAGCTCCGCGAGGTTGTGAGTAAGGGAGCAGTGATCGGGTATTCGGGCACCTTCGGGCATTTCTCGGGCGACGATCCCGGCACCGAGCGTTTTCGATGGGACGGTGCCCCGTTGAGCGACGAGGTGCTGGCGGAAACGCGTCGTCGACAGGAAGCGATCGAGCGCGAGCAGGCCGAGCGTGATGCTCGGCAGGCGAAACTCGCAGCGAACCGCGCGCATGACCAGTGGGGCCGTGCGGACGAGCGCGGTTCCTCCGCGTACCTGGACCGCAAGAAGATCACGCCAGAGGGCGTCCGATTCGACGAAGACGGCACGATGTTCGTGCCAATGTTCCAGTATGGCGACGACGAGCCGCGTCTGGTCGGTCTGCAAAAGATCACGCCGGACGGCGCGAAGCGCTTCAACAAGGGCATGCAGAAGAAGGGGGCGGCGTACCTGCTCGGCGACGTCGCGGCGGACGACAGGATGGTGCTGGTTGCCGAAGGTTACGCGACAGGCCGATCGATCCGCATGGCGACGCGTGAAGCCTTCGCGCTGTCGGTGTGCTTCGATGCGGGCGGCATTCTGCCGGCCGTACAGCATCTGCGCGCCACGTATCCGGATGTGCACGTTCTCGTCTGCGCGGATGACGACTGGAAGATCGAGCAGCGGATGCGCGAGTGGCTCGCGGAGGAATTCGCGTTCGCAGGCGAGCTGGTCTACGAAGCGTCACCGATCCGGATCGAAGCGAAGAACACATGGTACATGGTCGCAGCGCACAAGCGCGTCGACGAGAACGGCGTCGCGTATGTCGAGGTGACATACGGCAATAACGTGATGCCGCAGCGCCGGAAGCGATTCGAGAACGCGGGCCTGAAACGGGCGCACGAAGCGGCAGCAGCCGTCGACGGCGTCAGCGTCGTGCATCCGGTGTTCACGAATCGCGGCGAGCGCAAGCTGACCGACTTCAACGACCTGCACGTCGAGGAAGGGATCGGCGTTGTCGAGCGACAGCTCCAGTCGGCCATCTTGGCCGTTCTCGCGCCAGCAAACGAGGAGATCCAGCCGGCCATGATCGACGTTCCGGCCGATGTGCCCGCGCTGGCCGCGTCGTCCGCTGCCGCAGAAGATGATCCGTGGCACGATCACGAAGTGGAAAACGGCGCTCACACGTGGGAGCGGGATCTCGCGCGGTCCGACAAGGGCACGCTGCTGCCGACGCTCGGTAACGTCCACCTGATTCTGTCGAATCACACGGCATGGCAGGGCATCATTGCGCAGGACGACTTCGCTGGCCGCGTCGTCAAGCGTAAGGCGCCGCCATTCCCGCAGGGCGCTGCGGGCGAATGGACGGACATGGACGACTATCGGTGCACGCTCTGGTTGTCGCAGAAGTATGGGATCTCGGTGCGGCCGGACATCGTCATGAGCGCGGTGCTGTTGGTTGCCGACGCGACCCACTTTCACGACGTGCGCGAGTATCTGAACGGTCTCGAATGGGACGGCGTCGAGCGCGTGCGCGCGATGCCGTCGAAGTACCTGCACGTCGCCGACAGCGAGTATGTGCAGCTCGCCTTCATGAAGTGGATGATCGCGGCCGTTGCGCGCGTTGTGGAGCCGGGCTGCAAGGTCGACAACGTGCTGATCCTCGAAGGCCGGCAGGGCTGGCGGAAATCGACCGCGCTGAAGGTGCTTGCCGGTAAGCAATGGTTCACCGACACGCCGATCCAGATCGGCAACAAGGACACGTACGCGGTCATGGCCGGGAAGTGGATCATCGAACTGGCCGAGCTGGACTCGCTCAACAAGACCGACTCGTCGGCTGCCAAAAGCTTCTTCGCGACCGAGACGGACCGATTCCGAAACTTCTACGGTAAGCGTGCGACGGATGTCCATCGTCAGTGCGTGTTCGCCGGCTCGGTCAACTTCGATGCGTACCTCAAGGATGAGTCGGGCAACCGGCGTTACTGGCCGCTGCGTTGCGGCGGGCTGGTCGATATCGACGGCATTGCGCGCGTGCGAGATCAGCTCTGGGCCGAGGCCGTGCACCTGTACCGCGAAGGTGTCGTGTGGCACGTGACCGAGGCCGAGCGTCCGCTGTTCGAGGTCGAGCAGGCCGAGCGCTACGAAGGTGACGTGTACGAGGACGTGATCGGCAAGCAACTGGAGTATGCGGCCCGGACGACGATGGAGGAGATCCTGCGCGATGTCCTGAAGCTCGATTCGTCGAAGTGGACGCTGCCCGAGCAGCGCCGCATCGGCAAGGCGCTGAAATCCCTCGGCTGGGTGCGCAAGCGGGAATCGACGGGATCGCGTGGCTGGTTCTACGTGCGGGACGAACACGAGCCGGAGCGCGTCTTGGAAGCGGTGGCTGCGGGCGATGACGATAGCCCGCTGTGATGGTTTGGCGCGCTGTGTCGGCATGTTCGGCGCGCTGCTGCGCCAGCTTTGGCGCGCTGTGGACGTCCCAATGTCCCGACGTCCCAAAGCCCGCCACGTGCGCGCGTATGTGCGTGCGACGTGCGCGACGTAGGCGGCGCATGTCGCGCGGGCGCGCGCCCCTGCAAGCCTTTTCCCTTGGGACATTGGGACGTTAGGACGTATTGGAGAGAGTCATGATCGATTTGAAAGAGCGGGCGGGTGTAGCGATGAGCGTTCGTGGTCAGTTCACCGACCCGATTGCCGATCCGAAAGTTACTTTGGGCGCACTGGCCTTTGCGAACGATCTCGGTCGGATGCTGGTCCGGATCAAGGCGGCGCAGCAGGCGAAGCCCGAGATGATTCGACGTGCAACGCTGTTGTTGGCGCAAATGATGCGAACCTCGGGACGCTTCAAGCGTGGCAAGTTCTCCGGACTGAAGCGTGACGAGCGTCGCGAGCAGCGTGCCGGTAATGCGGTCGAGCGCGCGAACGTGGACGTGATCGAGCGATTTGCGTTGCGCTTGCTTGACGAGTGGGTCAACGATCAGTGCGTGACGTGCGAGGGACGCGGTGTCATTCGCCGATTGCCTGAATTGCCGCAGGTCACGACGCGATGTCTGGTTTGCGCTGGTAGAGGGAAGGTGTGTGTCTCGGAGGAAAGCATCCCGTTCTATCACGGCCGCAACGGGCCGCTTGTTTTCAGGGAATACGAAGGATGTGTCGTATGCGGCGGCATGGGACGCGTAACGCTGACGCCGACTGGGAATGTTAAGGGGCGGCACATTTGCTCCGATTGCGGCGGCACCGGCAAGCGGCCTATCGACGACGCGGCGCGTGCACAAGCGCTCGGCGTGACTCTGAAGGAGTATCGACGCAATTGGTCGTGGCGCTTTCACGACATGCTCGGATTGCTGGATGCAGTGGACGGCTCGGTGTCCGACACGATGCGCCGCCAATTGCGAGAATGAAACATCTTTCATTCCAAGAGTAGATCGCGTAAACTTCGGACATCCTTTACCGCGTCACTGGATATTCGCTGGCACCGCGCGTTAGTCGTGCAAACCTCTCGGGACAAAACAACGATACGAGGAGCCCGTTAGGTCGTGTGGGGGCGTTCGCCCCTACGAAATGAATTCTGAAGCCCTGAGTGCGAAAGCCCTCGGGGCTTTTTGCTTGTCGGAAAGGAAATTGAAAGAATTGGCGTAGAATGCGCACAACCAAATAACCGGGGGCGCTATGAAACGGAATGCGATTGGCTTTGCAATTGCACTGGCTTGTGTCGGTTGCGGAAAGAACCCGCCCGATCCTTCTTCGATGACGATGGGGCATAAACTTGCAGAGTTGGTATTCGACCGGAATGTGGAGTCGAGTGCTCCGGAGGTAGTCGAGACGGAGCGTGTATTGGCGGCAGCGTCGAAGGTGATGATTGAACCGGGCGACAAGTTGGCTGAGCAGGCATGGTATTTCACGAAGGAGTTGCGAAAGGATGGCATTCGTGAATCCGGTATTGACGCTCTGGAAGTGTGTACGCGGGTGGCGGAAAAGCTCGGCGAACAGATCGACTTCGCATCTTGTGGGCCGCACTACGTAGTGAGCCGACATAGTGGGATGTCGCATACCGACACCGTTTTGGGGTTGGTTGGATTGGCCAGAGTCGCGAAGGCACTGAAATCCAAGGAGCCGCAGTAATATTGGATTCAACGAATCTGTTGATCATCTGAAAGCCCTCGGGGCTTTTTTCTTGTGCGGTTCAACCTGCGCCCCGCGCCGATCCGTTGGCAGGGGGCGCTTCCGTTTCAAGTCCTGATGCTCACGCACGGCCAGGGTGTGGAGATGTGAGATGTGGCTTACTGCGAGCTAATTGGTGTGAAAACATCTTGGCCCACATTGGTGTGCTTCCACGAATATTGAGCGAAAGCGTTTGCATAATAGTAAAGCGCCGTGATCGTTGTTGCGCCGTTCGTCACGCGGCAAAGTCCTGACCACGTTGTAATGCTGTTGTAGCTGGCTGAGCTATTGTTCCAATTTACGGAAAACGTAACCAACGTGACCTGATCAAGCCCCTGACTTGGAGACGGTGCCGCATAATACCAGCCGGAAAGCGCAAAAGTCTGCCCGGTAGTTCCTGAAGGTGAGATATACGTTCCGGTAATGGCGCCACTGCTCGCGATGGAGGAGATTTTCATCGTTGAGCCCAGCTCGTTGCGCCATGAGCCAACTGGATTTTGGCAGGTTGCCGTGTCGGCCCATGAGGGTGATGCGAGAGTCCCCAAAATAGCGAGTGATGCGAGCATCTTCTTCATTTTCGGTTCCTTCCGTGCGATTGTTCGGATCCCGCATATCGGCCCAAACACGCAGTGGCGAGCCTCACCCCAATCCGACACGTATTTTGCGCGAGCTCGACTGATGGCGTCTGGTGACAGCCATCATCCCTTTATGAGGCTGATCGAGTGGGGATGTATTTATGCGATCGTCTCCATTAACAGTGGTGAGAAAGATTGATCGAATTGCAACGGTGTCGACTATTTAATTATTCAATTAATTTTTTGCTGTTATGGAATTGTGATTCGAAATTCAGCATAGATTGGGAGGGGGCGGTTGGCAAGGGCGTGAATTGGTTGTGATGGGATTTGTGGGTTCGCGAAATATTTTATCCAGGGTCGATGTGGATCTGAATTTTTAAGGTGTTGGCTATGTAGGGATGGATTCGATGAAACTGATTCAGATTGTCGGCGATCATGTGCGCGATGGCTAATGCCGTGTAGGTGTGGTGTTCGCCTAAGTGGGGAATGCGAACCAAAGGAAAACAAAACCCGTCAGGTGAAAGCCTTGCGGGTTTTTGTTTTGGAGACGTGGAAATGCGAGTAGACACAGTGAGCTGCGGTCCAAATGGCATTCGTTCAGTCTGGGTTGAGGATCGAAGCGTCGGGCGCGTGACTGCGCGAGGCTTCGTGTTTGACGATGCGATGGACCGCATCGTGTGGGCGATGGACCGGGCGGACGACCGTGCGATCGTGGATCTCGCGGTCGGTGCGGGCCTGCCTATTTTTTGAGCAGGCGGGGACCCTGCGTGCGAGCCAACACGCGGGGGCTCGCACCCGCGTTTTTTCTCTACTGGCGAGCTTCCATAGGGGGTCATATTCATGCCGACTCAGCAGCAGATCGCCGAGCATTTGGACCTTGATCAGTCGGCCGTTTCGCGGTTCGTCGACAAGGTTCGGCTCGATTACCGTGCGGCGTCGATCGACGAGATCCGCATCGCATACATTCGCCACCTACGCGAGATCGCTGCAGGCCGCGCGAGCGAGACCGGCATCGATCTCGTCGCCGAACGCGCGATGACCGAGCGCGTCGATCGCGAGATCAAGCTGCTGACGCTGGCGGAGAAGAAGGGCCAGCTCGTCAACGCGGCGCAGCTCGAACAGGCGTACGGCCAGATGGTCGGCGCGTTTCAAACGGATTTGCTGGCGCTGCCCGACAAGCTGGTGCAGGAGCTACGCACACTGTACGGCGTCGAGGTCGACGTCGAATGGTTGAACGAGCATGTCTATGGATGCCTTCAGCAGCTTTCTGAATACGACGCAGACGGTCCGGGCAGTGATTCGCCGGATCGCGCAGCTTCTGCGTCCGCCCGAGCGGATCGGGACGACGGAATGGGCGCGCAAGCACCGGAGGATGAGCGCGAAGGCGACGGCGACGCCGGGCCGCTATAACCCGAACATTACGCCATGGGTTTTCGGCATGCACGACGCGCTTGACGATCCGACCGTGCAGAAGATCGTGTGCATGAAGTCGGCGCAGGTCGCGTGGACGGACGGCGTGCTGCTGAACTACATCGGCAAGCGGATCGACGTCGACCCGTGCCCGATGATCGTCATGTTCGCGAAAGAGAAGTCCGCGAAGAAGTTCAACCTCGAAAAATTCGAGCCGATGGTCGAGGTAACGCCCCGCCTGTCGGCGAAATTGCCCGTGCACGCGGCGCGTGACAAGAACAACCTGTGGGATCACAAGACGTTCCCGCGTGGTTTCCTGAAGTTCATCACGTCGAACGCGCCGGACGACGTGAAGTCGACGCCGGCCCCGATCGTCGCGGTCGAGGAACCGGACGACGCGAACACGAACGTGCGCGAGCAGGGCGATTCGATCACGCTGCTGGAAGAACGAAACAAGAGCTATTCGGATAGCCGGCGCAAAGTTATTTTTGGCGGCACGCCGACCGTCGACGGCTTCTCGCGTATCCAACAGGCGTATCTGACGTCGGATCAGCGCATCTATCTGGTGCCGTGTCCCGATTGCGGCGAGGAGCATGAGCTAGCGTGGGAGAACGTGACCTGGAGCGAGGACGCGGACGTCGCGCATGAGGTGTTCGGTCGTGCGCGGCCGGATTCGGCTCGCTATACGTGTCCGCATTGCGGTTCGTTGTGGGACGATCCAGCGCGCGTGCGCGCGGTCCGGCGCGGGCGATGGGTCGCGACGGCATCGTTTCACGGCGTCGCCGGCTTTCGGCTGAACGAGCTGGTCTCGCCGTTCCCCGGCTCGCGCATGGCCGAGCTGGTCAAGAAGTGGCTGACGGCCGAGAAAGCGCTGCGCGAGGGCGACGACACGAAGATGCGTGCGTTCGTGAACAACTCGCAGGGGCGCGCGTACAAGTACAAGAGCGATCTGCCCGAGCTGGACGTGCTGGCCGAACGTGCGATGCCGTACGCGGCATTCACGGTGCCGGCCGGCGGGCTGCTGCTAACGCTCGGCGTTGACGTCCAGCACGACCGGCTCGCGATCATCCTGCGCGCATGGGGGCGGGGCGAGGAAAGTTGGCTCGTCGTGTGGGACGAGATTCACGGCAACGTGCTGCATCAAGAAGCCGATCCGCTGTCGGGCGGCGTATGGGGCGCGTTGACCGCGCTGCTGACGCACGGCTACCGGCACGAAAGCGGCGGCATGCTGCGGATTCGGGCGACGTCGATCGACTCGTCGGACGGCTCGACATCGGACGCCGTATACAAATATGTGCGTGCCGCGCAGAGGGCCGGACTGAACGTGCTGGCGATCAAGGGTAGTACCGAGGTCAACGCGGAGATTTTCAGCGTGCCGAAGGCGTCGGTCGATTCGACGCGCAACAACAGCAAGGCGGCGAAGTACGGGCTGCGTCCGTACATGGTCGGGGTTAGCAAGGCGAAAGACCTGATCCTCGACAACCGGCTGAAGCTCGACGGCGACGGACCGGGGCGCATGCACTGGTACGTCGGCGTGCGTTCCGACTATCTCGCGCAGGTGACGGCCGAGGTCAAGGTGCCGGGCCGCACCGGTACGAAGCGCGTCTGGCAGAAGAAGGCCGGCGGGCGTAACGAAGCGCTCGACTGCGAGGTCTACGCGCTGCACGCGGCGCGCAGCGTCAAGACGCACTTGATGACCGAGGCGCACTGGCGCGTCGAGCAGGTGCGCGTGTCGCAGGTGTCGTTGTTCGAAGCCGTGCCGATACTGGAAGCGCTGCCGTCTGCGTTGCCGGTCGACACGTTGCCGACCGTGCAGACAGATGGCGAGCCGCCACCGACGACCGAGCCGGTGCAGCCGGCCGCGAAACCAATCGAAACCCCGCCCCCGAGCGGGGTTTCGCGCATTCAGGGCCGTCGCGTTGGGCGCTCGACGTATCTGAAGCGCCGCTAAACGAAGGAATCGCATGGCATACACAAAACACGATCTGGAACGTATCCAGTCGGCGATCGCCAAGGGCGAGATGGAGGTGCAGTACGCCGACCGGCGCGTGCGGTATCGCTCGATCGACGAGCTGCGCGCGGCGCAGACCGAGATCATCCGTGCGCTTGATGGTGCGAGCGGCCGGTCGCGCATGGTGCGTCTGCGACACGCCGGCAAGGGGGTGCGATGAGCCGAACCTATCCGATGCTGTCGCAGCGTGGCTTCGTCGTGCCGACCCGGCTGAAGGCGGCGGCATACGAGTCGGCGAGCACGGGTGGGGCGCGGGCGAAGTCGTGGAAGGTGTCCGGTGCGGGGCCGAATGCAGCGGCGGTGCAGAACCTGCCGCTGCTGCGGCACCGCGCGCGCGACGCGATCCGGAACGACCCATGGGCGAAGACCGCCATCGCGCGCCTCGTCTCTAACACGATCGGCTCGGGCATTCAGGCGCATCCGCAGCATCCGGACGACGCGACCCGCAAGCGCCAAAAGCAACTTTGGGACGAAACCGGCGAGGAGATCGACGCGGACGGCGTGGCCGATTGGGCGGGCCTGCAGACGCTGGCAGCCCGCACGTTCTTCGGCGATGGCGAGGTGCTGGTGCGACGGCGGCTCCGCAGTCGTCGCGACGGGCTGGCCGTGCCGATGCAGATCCAGCTCCTCGAAGGCGACCTGTTGCCTGTCTGCAAGAACGAACGGGTGCCGGGTGGTGAGATCGTGAACGGCGTCGAGTACGACGACGAGGGCCGACGCGTCGCGTATCACCTGCTGCGTCGACACCCCGGCGAGTACAACCGCGCGAGCGTCGACAGCACGCAGACGGTCCGCGTGCCGGCCGACGAAATCGCGCACGTTTTCCTCGCGTTGCGGCCCGGCCAGGTGCGCGGCGTGCCCGAGTTGTCGACCGTGCTGCTGCGGCTGCACTCGCTCGACAATTTCGACGACGCCGTGCTGTTCCGACAGGAGGTCAGCAACCTGTTTGCGGGATTCATCGTGAAGCCGCACGCCGAGCTGGGGCCGCTCGGTGATCCGATGACGGGCGGGCCGATCGAGACCGATGTCGACGGCTTCTCGCCGGTCGTGTCGCTTGAACCGGGCGGCATGCAGGAACTGGCACCGGGCGAGGACGTGAGGTTTGCGGCCCCGCCGGGCGCGGGCAACGACTATGCGCCGTTCATGCGCCAGCAACTGATGGCGGCAGCGGCTTCGGTCGGCATGCCGTACGAAGTGCTAACCGGCGATCTGCGCGACGTCAGCGACCGCGTGCTGCGCGTGATCCTGAACGAATTTCGCCGCTCGGTTGAGCAGCTTCAGTGGAACGTGTTCATCCACCAGTTCTGCCGGCCCGTATGGCGCTGGTGGGTCGACGCGTGCGCGCTGTCGGGCGCGATGCCGATGCCGGACTACTACCGTACGCGCCGAGATTACCTGCGGGTGCGATGGGTGCCGCAGGGCTGGCCGTACATCCATCCGGTGCAAGACGTCACGGCGAAACGGATGGAGATCCGGGCAGGGCTGGCGAGCCGGACGGGCGCAGTGCTGGCCCGAGGCGATGACCCCGAGCAGGTGGACGTCGAGAATGCGGCCGATCAGGCGCGCGAGCAGCGGCTGGGGCTTCGCTATGACACACAGGTGCCTGCCGACAGCGGGCCAGACATGACGGGAGGTGAAGGTGAAACGTAATCGGAAGTGGTGGGACATCCGTGCGCAGGCGAGCGCGGATGGCGGCAAGGTGGCCGAGATCCGGATCTACAGCGAGATCGGTTTTTGGGGCGTCGACGCGGAGCGATTTATTTCGCAGCTCGACGCGGCCGCAGCGGGCGCATCGTCGATCATCGTCGCGATCAATTCGATGGGCGGTGACGTGTTCGACGCCTTCACCATCTACAACGCGCTGCGGCGCTACGAAGGCAAGGTGAAGGGGCGCGTTGATGGGATCGCGGCGTCGGCCGCGTCGCTGGTACTGATGGCATGCGACGAGATCGAGATGCCGGAAAACGCGATGCTGATGATTCACCATCCGCACACGATCGCGGCGGGTGAGGCCGGCGACTTCCGGCGCATCGCGGACCTGCTCGACAACGCCAGCGCTGGCATTCTCGCGGCGTACGCCAGTCGCAGCGGCCTGTCGGAAGACGAGGTGGGCGCGATGATGGACGCGGAAACGTGGCTGACGGCCGCGCAGGCGAAGGAGAAGGGTTTCTGCGACACGATCGAGGCCCCGGTGAAGCTGGCGGCGTCGGCGAACGCTGCGCCGCTGCTCGCACGTTTCTCGTCGGTGCCGGATGTTGTCCAGGCGGCGATCGACGCGGCTGGCGATCCCCCCGCGCCGGTCCCTGAGCCGCCAGCACCGCCTCCCGAGCCGCCAGCGCCGTCCGCACCGATCGTCCCCGACGTCGGAGCGCTCGCCACGCACGTCTTCAACATGTTGCGCGAAGCGAACCTGAGCGACTGCGCGGAGGGCGTGATCGCTGCGACCGGCCTGCGTGATCGCGACACGGTCGATCGCGCGATCCAGAACGCGACGGACATCGCGGGGATCTGTCTCGCGGCGAATCAGATGGACCTGGCCGCGCAGTTCGTGGCGAGCGGTCTGACGCCGGACCAGGCGCGTGCACGGTTGTTCGAGCGCATGACGGCGTCGCAGCAGCCCGTGAACGGACGGCCGGACCCGACATCGACGCCGATTCCGCAGGCGAGTGGTCGCACGGTGCGGTCCTCGGACATCTACGCGGCCCGCCGCGTGGCGAATGCAACTTCTCAACGCTGAAAGGAGCGCTGAATGTCGAATATCAAGACGATGGGCACCTTGCCCGGTGAATTTCTGATTTCCGAAGGGCCGGGCGCGATCTCGCGCGATGCGGTCACGGTGGCGGCCGGCCCCGCGCTCGCTGCCGGCACGCTGCTCGGCGCGATCACGACGGGCGAGTACGCACCCTACGACAACGCCGGCAAGGACGGCGCGGAGGTCGCGGTCGGCATCCTGTACGCCCCGCTGCATGAGTCGGGCGTCGCGCGTCACGGCGTCGCGATCATGCGGCTGGCCGAGGTCGACGGACGATTGCTGACCGGACTGGATGCCGCCGGCCGCGACGATCTCGCATCGCATCACATCGTCATCCGCTAACCGAAGCGGAACCCATCCATTCGAAGGCCGCGCCGATGCGCGGCCTTTTGTATTTCAGGAACAGATATGGCAGACATCAATCTCTTCAACGACGACGCCTTCTCGCTGTCGTCCATGACCGCGGCGATCAACGAGCAGGAATACGTGCCCGGCCGCATCAGCTCGACGGGGATGTTCGACGAGGAAGGCATCACGACGACGGTCGTGCAGATCGAGCGCGACGGCGACAAGCTGGCGCTCGTTGCAGCAGGGGAACGCGGCACGCCTGCGCCGAACGTGGCCGGCAGCAAGCCGAACCTGATCCCGTTCAACACGGTGCACCTGCCGCAGCGTGCGGGGATCAAGGCCGACGAGATCCAGAATCTGCGGCCGTTCGGCTCGGATAGTGAACTGGAAACGCTGCAGAACTATGTCAACCGTCGCTTGGCGAAGATGCGGCGCATGCTCGACGCGACGCACGAGTTTCACCGGCTCGGCGCGATTCGCGGCGTGATCCTCGACGCGGACGGCAAGCGCGTCGTCGCGAACCTGCTCGACAGTTTCGGCATTAAGCAGCAGGTCGTCGAATACGAGCTGTCGAATCCGAAAACCGAGATCCGGATCAAGAACGAAGACACGCTCGAAGCAATCGAAGACGCGCTCGGCAATGTGCCGTTCACAGGTGCGCGCGCGTTCTGCGGCAGCAACTTCTGGCGCAAGCTGCTGACGTTGCCGACCGTCAAGGAAACGTTCCTGAACACGTCGGCAGCCGCCGCGCTGCGTGGCGATCCGCGCGGTTCGATCGAGCTGGACGGCATCGTGTTCGAGCGGTATCGCGGTGCCGTGGGCGGTGTCCCGTTCGTCGGTTCCGACGAGGCGTATGCGGTGCCCGAGGGTGTGCCGGATTTGTTCATCTCGCGCTTCGCGCCGGGCGACTACACGGACGCCGTGAATACGATCGGCCTGCCGTACTACGCGCGGCAGGAACTGATGCCGTTCAACAAGGGTGTCGAGATCGAAGCGCAGTCGAACCCGATCCACCTCTGCACGCGCCCGCGTGCATGTATCCGTCTGAAGGCCTGACATGGCGTTCCGGGATCTGATCGCGGACGTTGACGCGGCCGTGCTGCGCGATCTCGGCGACGCGGACATCACGATCGACGGCCAGCCCGTCGAAGGGATGTTCGCATCGCCGTGGCTCGGGCCGGATCTCGGCAGCCAGCGCACGCAACTGGTCGCGCCTGTGTTCCATCTTCAGGACGGCGCTGCAGTCGCAGTCCGGCAGGGAAGCGTCCTGGTCGCGAACGGCGAACGGTATCGCGTGCTCGAGGCGCATCCGGACGGCACGGGCTGGACGATCCTCATTCTCCAGTAGCGCATATGGACGACGTAAAAATCGAGATCAACATCAACGAGGTGACGGCCGTTTTGCAAGGGCTGTCATCGTCTGCGATGCGGGCCGCGTGGCGGCGCACGTTGCGCAAGACGGCAGGGTGGATCAAGAGCCAGACCGCGAAGGAAGTCGGGGCGGCGACGAAGATCCCGCAGAAGGTGATCCGTCGCCGGATCTATTTCTTTCTGCGGTCTGCCGACACCGGCAAGGTTTGGCTTGGCCTGAACCCGATCGAGGCGCATCGGCTCGGAAACGCGATGAAGACGCGCAAGGGTATGCGCGTAGGGCGCCAGAGCTTCGAGGGGGCGTGGCGGCAATCGAAGCGCCAGCCGGACGGCCCGATCTACGAGCGAGTCGGCAAGGAACGCATGCCGTACCGGATGGTGACGGTTCAATGGCAGCAGACGGGCGATCCGGCGTTCCGACGCGCCGCAAAGGCGTGCGAAGACAGGTTGTTGGTGATCCTCCAGCAGGAGGTGAACTACGAACTACTGAAGGCGATACGACGTGCTTGAGAACCTGAAACAGTTACACGACGCGATCGAACAGGGGCTGCGAATCAAACTGCCCGCGATGAAGCGGATCGAGGCATACCCGCGTCTCGGTCAGAAGATCGAAACGCCGTTGATCGCGATCGAGCTGAGCGAGTTCGAACCCGGTCACGACGATGGCACCGACGACGTGCCGTTGATCGCACGCATGCAGGCGCGCATCGTGTTCGATCCGATCGACGAGGGGGCGGAGCTGGCCGTGCGCGAGGTCGCGGCCCGCGTCGCGATGGCGGTGCACATGCAGACGTGGGATCTGCCAATCACGCCCGGCAAGGTGGTGCAGGTCTCGGAGGATCCGTTCCGTCCGCAGCTCGACACGTATTGCGTGTGGCTCGTCGAATGGACGCACGAATTCGGTCTCGGCATGGCGCTGGGCGAAATCCCGGACGGGCCAATGATTCTGTGGGGCGTCGATCCCGACGTTGGCCCCGGCAGTGAAGGCCAGTATTGGGATCCGGCGGATGAACGGGGGGCAGGCGCATGAGCGATTACGAGCTGGGCGAGATCGATCGCCGCATGGCGTGCATGGTGCAACACGGCACCGTCGAGGGCGTCACCTACCAGCCGCCGATGTGCCGCGTTCGCATCGGCGCATGGGTCAGCGACTGGATGCCGTGGAAGACGGCTGCTGCGGGCGCAGTGCGCTTCTGGCGCCCGCCGTCCGTGGGCGAGCAGGCAACGATGGTCGCGCCGTCCGGCGATCTGGCCGGCGCATATGCGATACCGGGCTACTACTCGGACCAGCACGGCGGCTCGGCGAGGGCCAATCCGGCTGAAACAGCATGGGACTACCCGGATGGCGCGTCGGAGGTGTACGACCACGAGAAACACGAATACCGCGTTGATGTGCCGGCCGGCGGCAGGATCGTGTTCCGCATCGGCGGCACCGAGCTGGAGCTGCGCGCGGACGGCGTGATGCTGCGCACGCAGCAGCTGCTCGGCGATATCCCGGATTCGACGTTCACCGGGAACACGACGACTGAGAAACTGCTGACGTTCAACGGCGGGATGCAGGGCAAGGGCGACGTTGCTGGCGGCCCGGCTGTCCAGGTGAACGGCGGTGCACGCTATACGGGCGACGTCGATATCGGCGGCAAATCGTACCTGCGGCACTCGCACATGGAACAGGGCGACGGTGCGCCGGTATCGCCGCCGCTGTAACGAGTCCATTCTCGCAAAGTCACTTTGCCCCGCTTCTGCGGGGCTTCGTTTTTTGGGGATCACAGATGGCAAAAGACAATGCACAGGCTGCAACTCGCGACGCACCGATCCGCGCGACGTATCTCGACACGAAGTTCCACAGTCGCGTGATCGTGTTTCCGGACGGCGACGTGCTGCATGTTACTGCCGGCGAAGTCGTCGCGACGACCGCCGCGCATATCGCCTATCTCGACGCGAATGCGGATTACAAGCGGCTCGAGGAGCGCGGATGAGCAGGTCCGGATCGCTGGTCGGCATGGACAGGTGGACCGGGCAGCCGATCAGCGGTGTCCCGCACCTGATACAGAGCATTGCCGACATTCTCGGCACGCGCAAGGGAAGCCGCCGCGAGCGTCCCGAGTACGGATCGGACATCCCGCTGATGGTCGACCTTCCGATTACGCGCGGATGGGTGTCTGCCGCGCAAGCCGAGGCTGCGCGTGCGATCGGACGATGGGAGCCGCGCATCAGGCTCGCGCAGGTCAAGGTGCTGTCGGTGGTCGACGGCAAGGTGACGTTCGTGATTCGCGGCGAGTACGACGGCGCGGCCGTTGAAATCGAGGTGCCAACATGACGATCATCGATCTTGCTGCGCTGGACCCGCCCGACCTTGTCGAGTTGATCGACTTCGAGGCGATGTACCAGATGAAGCTCGCGCATTTCAAGGCGATCTATCCGGACTGGACGGCCGCGCTGGAATCGGATCCGGTGGTGAAGCTGCTCGAGCTGGCGGCCTACGAAGAGATTCGTTTCCGCACGCGCGTGAATGACGCTGCACGGGCTGCGATGCTCGCTTTCGCAACGGGTGCCGACCTGGAGCATCTGGCGGTGCTGTTGGACACCGAGCGGGCGGTGGTCGATCCGGGTGACCCGAACGCCGACCCGCCGATTCCGCAGCGAATGGAGTCGGACGAGCGCTTGAAGCTGCGCGCCCAATTGTCGCCTGAGCGGGCAACCGTTGCCGGCCCGTTTGCCGCGTACCGGTCGCTCGCGATGGACGCCTCGGCCGACGTGCTCGACGTCGCGGTGGATCGACCCGAACCGGGAACGGTGCGGCTGACCGTCATGTCGGCGAAGGGTGACGGCGTGCCAGATCAGGCGCTGATCGACATCGTCCGCGCGAAGGTCTCGCCGGAGACGGTGCGGCCGCTTAACGATACGGTGCTGGTCGAGCCTGCGATCAAGATCGAGTATGCGATCGATGCGCTGATCTATGTCGGAAGCGGCCCGGATCCGAAAGTGGTTCGGGACGCGCGGCGCAAGGTGCTCGACGGCGTCGTCGCGAAATCGCGGCGGCTGCGTGCGGGCATGCCGCGATCCGCGATCGAAGGGGCGCTGCATGCACCGGATAGCGGTGTGACGGGTCTCGATTTGTCGACGCCCGTCGACAACGTCGTGTGCGGCCCGCGCGAGTTTGCGCATTGCACGAGCATTCGTGTCGAGGTGAAGGCCGATGAAGCGTGAGCCGCTACTTCCGGCGAATCAGACGCCGCTTGAGGCCGCGCTCGCACAGGTGATGCGGCCGAGCGTGGATCCCGAGATCCTGCGCACGTTGTGGGATGCCGATCGCTGTCCGGCCGCGTGGCTGCCGTGGCTCGCGTGGGCGCTCGCCGTCGACGGTTGGGAGCTGGCGGAATCGGAGGACGCACGACGCGCGCTGATCAGGGGATCGATGGCGCTGCATCGGAGGAAGGGGACGCCTTGGGCGGTTCGCGAGGTGATTCGTCGGTTCGGCTTTGGTGAGGTGACGATCATCGAGGGCCGCAGCGGTCGCCGTCGTGACGGCACGATCGTGCGGAACGGGGAGCAGGTGCACGGCAAGGCGAGCGCGTGGGCCGAGTACATCGTGAAGCTCGATCAGCACATCACGCGTGATCAGGCTGACCGGCTCTGGAAGGCGATCGAGCGATACGCGCCCGCGCGCAGTCAGCTTGTGTCGCTCGATTACTCCGCCGTGCCGATCCGGCATAACGGCGTCGCGCGGCGCGATGGACAGTACAGCAGAGGGAGCATTGCATGAGCAATCTCATTGAAAGTGACCGTTGGGAAGACGGTATTTACCAGCTGGAGACGTCGGATCCGGTCATTGGCGGTCCGGACGGCGTCGACAACTTGCAGGCGAAGCAGCTCGCAAATCGGACGCGGTTCCTCAAGAGGTTGGTTGAGGCCGGCCAAAGTAACTTGGACGCGCACGCAAGTGCGGCAGACCCGCATCCGCAATACGCGACGAAGATCGATCTCGCACAGCGGCTCGCTGAGTTGGTCGACCAGTCTCCGGAAGCGCTCAATACGCTCAAGGAGTTGGCAAGCGCGTTGGGGAATGATCCGAATTTCGCGACCACCGTCATGAACGAGGTCGCGAAGAGGGCGGCGCTCGATTCGCCGGTTTTCACGGGAATGCCGAAGGGGCCGACGCCTCCGCAGTTCGACGCAAGCACGAGGCTGGCAACGATGGCGGCGTTGCAGCGCGCGCTTGGCAGCTTTCAGTCGTCGGTCAACCTCCCGGCTGGCATCACGAATGGAGCGGCCGCCGACATCGGTAAGTACTTCACGCAACAGGCGGCCGCCGCCGCGACGTATGCGCTTCCGTCGACGGAAGGATTGCCACCGGGCGCGGCAATTGCATTCAAGGTCACCTCCAATTTTCCGTTGACGATTCCGTGTAACGGAGGAGACCTGATCAGCGCGAATGGCCAGACGACATCGAGCCTTACGCTTGGCACCGGCGATGACGTGATTCTTGTTTGTCCGCAGAAAGGGTATTGGTTCGCTTCGGGATCGGCTGTTGTGGGGCAGTCGAGCAAATTTGCATCATCGCTCGCTTCAAATGGCTACCAGAAGCTCCCGAGTGGCTTGATTATCCAGTGGCTTCAAATTTCGGTGCCCGGCGGGAGCATTGGCGCAACTTATACGCTGCCGATTGCATTTCCCAATTCACCAATCGCAGCCGCCGGGATGCTCGGCGCTGCTGGGCAGGTTGGCGGAAGTGGTGGTGTTGCAACGGTATACGGCTACAACTACACGAGATCCGCAGTCACGTTTTATACGAACCAGAGTTCCGGAACGTATAGCGGTACTGCAATTGTTCTCGGTTTCTGATTTGTGGACGAGACATGGGACATAAGCAAGCGGCATATGATGCGAAAGGCAGCATCGTGGCGTTCTACGATTCTGTGGACAGCCCGGCCCCGTCGGGAGCGCATGTCATCGACGTGAGCGACGAGCAATGGATCGATCTAGTCAGCGCGCAATCGACCGGCAAGCGCCTTATGGTCGACAGTGCCGGGAAGCCCGTCGCACTCGATCCGCTACCGCCGACGCGAGCGGAAATCGCCAGTGCCAAGCGCGCGGAGCGCGACTCGGCGCTCGGTGCGACCGACTGGCTTGTCGCGCGACACCAAGACGAAAAGTTGCTTGGTAACGGGACGACGCTGTCGGCCGACCAGTTCGTGATGTTGCTCGGCTATCGGCAGTCGTTGCGGGAGTGCAGCGGAATGCCGAACTGGCCCGACGTCACGTTACCGTCGCCGCCGCCATTCGTCAGCGAGCAGGGTCTCGCGTCCGCGTGACGCCCCTCGATCACACGCAATGCAGGGCCACTCAATCGAGTGGCCCTTTTACTTTGTGGCTTTCTCGGAGATCTGAATGGCTGCTACATCCTTCTATCACGGCGTGACGACCGTGCTGGTCGACACCGGCCCGCGTACGATCGCGGTGCCGTCGACGTCCGTCGTCGGCATCGTCGACACATACACGCCCGGCGCGGGGCTCGTCGCTCCGAATGTGCCGGTGCGCATCACCAGCGAATACGACGCGGTCGCCGCGTTCGGCGAGACGAGCGCGATCACGCGCTCGATTCAGGGCATTTACAAGCAGAGCAAGACGGTGATGGTCGCTGTCGGCGTCGTTACCGATCAGGACGATGCGAAGCTGACATCCGCGGTGATCGGCGGTGTCACCGCCGGCGGTGCGCGTACCGGCCTGCAGGCGCTGCTCGATGGCAAGTCGCTGTTCGACCTCAAGCCGCGCCTGCTGATCGCACCTGGTCATACGGCCAAGCAACCGGTCGCCACGGCGGCGGATTCGCTCGCCGCGAAGCTGCGCGCGATCGCGATCATTGACGGCCCGAACACGACCGACGAGGCCGCGATCGCGTACGCGAAGAACTTCGGCAGCAAGCGCCTGTACATGGTCGATCCCGGCGTGCGGTATTGGGACACGGCGGCGAACGCCGACGTCGACGCACCGGCATCGGCATACGCGGCCGGCCTGTTCTGCCAGACCGACGCGGCGATCGGCTTCTGGGCGTCGCCGTCGAACAAGGAGATTACCGGGATCAGCGGCACGAAGCGCCCGATCGAATTCCTCGACGGCGACGAGACTTGCCGGGCGAACCTGCTGAACAACTCGTTCATCACGACGATCATTCGCGACGGCGGCCCTCGTCTGTGGGGTAACCGCACGCTGTCGGCCGATCCGAAATGGTCGTTCGTGACGCGCGTTCGCACGCTCGACATCGTCATGGATGCCGTGCAGGTCGGCCATAAGTGGGCGGTCGATCGCGGCATCACGGCGACGTACGTCAAGGACGTGACCGAGGGGCTGCAGGCGTTCATGCGCGATTTGCGCGCGCAGGGGGCGATCATCAATTTCGAGGTCTACCCGGATCCGAAGCTCAACTCGGCGTCGCAGCTCGAGCAGGGCAAGGTCTACTGGAATATCCGGTTCACCGATGTCCCGCCGGCCGAAAACCCGATCTTCCGCTTCGAGGTCACGAATCAGTGGCTGACGGAAGTGCTCGACACGCAATCGTAAGAGGTAACACATGGTTCCGGAAACACTGAACAACATGGCGTTGTACGTCGACGGGCGCGGATTCGCAGGCCGCTCGCCGGAAGTCAATCCGCCGAAGCTGAAGCTCAAGACCGAGGACTACCGCGCGGGCGGGATGGATGCCCCGATCAAGGTCGATCAAGGGATGGAAGCCTTGCAAGCTAGCTTCTCCATGGGAAGCCTCGAGCGCGATGTGCTGAAGTTCTTCGGGCTGGCCGATGGAAATGCGTTCAATGGCACGTTTCGTGGCGCGTTCCGCGACACGAAGGGCAAAGTGAAGGCGGTGGCGGCCATCATGCGCGGGATGCTGTCCGAATACGATCCCGGCAGCTGGAAGCCCGGCGATAAATCGGAGGTCAAGTACACGGTGGAGCTGAGCTACTACAAGATGGAAATCGACGGCGCGGTGGTTCATGAATTCGACGTGCTCAACATGATCCGCGTGATTGACGGCGTTGACCAGCTCGCGGAAGTGCGCAAGGCACTCGGCATGTGACGCCGGCCGGCGTCACGGCCAAAGTTACTTTTTCACCATCCACGGGGCGGCCATGCGGTCGCCTCGTTTCATTTGAGGCACACGATGGAAACCACCAAGATCAAGTTGCAGTATCCGGTCAAGTTCGATGGCGTTGTCCGTGACGAACTGGTGATGCGCCGGCCGAAGGTGCGCGATGTTCGCACCGCGAGCAAGCAGGCGGGCGGCGACGACGCGCAAGAAGAAATCATCCTGTTCGCGCTGCTCGCGGATGTGGCTCCCGACGACATGGAAGCGATGGACATGGCCGATTACGAGGCTATGCAGCGTGCGTACAGCTCCTTTCGATCCGCTCGTCCGGCTTCCAATCGCGACCGTGAAGGCGCTGGCAAAACGGATGATGCGGGAGTTCAGCGCGACGCCGCAGTCGGTTGACGACATGACGCTCGACGATGTGGTGTGGTGGCTAACAGACTGAGCAGGGATTGAGCGGAGGCCGACATGGCACGGGATATTTCACTTGGCATCGTGATCGGCGGTGCCGTGTCGGCGACGCTTGGCAGGGCGCTCGCTGACACAAGCTCGCGGATCGCAGGGTTGCGCAGGGCCGCGACCGAGCGCGGCATGTGGCAACGGCAGATTGGCGAGACCATTCGGCTGCAGGCCGAGTTTCGCCGGCTGCACCTGGCCGGCGATAGCGCAGCTGAAGGAATCCGGCGCAGGCTGGAAACGAACCTGAGCGCGCTGCGTGCGGCCGGGTTCGAGGTGGATCGGCTCGATCGGGCGTACGCGCGACTCGGACGCACGATTCGCGGGCTGGAACTGCGTGCGCGCGGGCATGAACGGTTTAATGCGGGTATGGAGGGCATGCGCAATGCCGCCGCCGACTCGGCGAAGCTCGGGGCGGCTGTCGCAATTCCGGCCGTCGTGTCCGCGCAATATCAGGCGATCATCCGCGATATCGCTATCAAGGCGGGCATCGCGCGCACGGCGCAGGAAAGCGCGATGTCGGATCGGATCCGACGCGACGCGCTGGCGAACGGGATGAACCGCAACGAACTGGCCGATGCGGTCAACCAGATGGTTGCGGGCGGGATGGACGTCGATCGCGCGCTCAACTTCGGACCGGCCGTTGCGAAATTCTCGATCGGTCAGGGCGCGTCGAGCGTCGAGACAGCGCAGATGATTCAGGCGCTGCAGCAGAACGCGAACATCACCGATCCGAAGGCGATGATGAAGGCGCTCGAGGCGATCGCCTACCTCGGCAAGGAGGGTTCGTTTGAATCGGCCGACATGGCGCGGTGGTTCCCGGTGCTGCTGGCGGAAATGAAGAAGATCGGTATCACCGGGCAGGATTCAGTGACGCAGCTCGGCGCGATGCTGCAGGTCCAGATGAAGACGGCGGGCAATGCCGACGAGGCGGCGAACAACCTGAAGAACTGGTTCTCGAAGATCGGTTCGGGAGAAACCGCGAACAACTACAAGAAAGCCGGCGTCGATTACGAGGCCAAGATGAAGGAGGCGATCGGCAAGGGTTGGTCGACGCTCGAGGCATCGTTCGTGCTCGCGCGGGCGTACATCGAGCGTGTCGATCCGAAGAAGGCCGCGCAGCTTGCGGCTGTGGCGAAGCAACTGAACACGGAGCTGGATCCGGCGAAGCGGCAGGCGCAGATGCGGGCCTTCGAGGACACGATGAAGACCGGCGACCTGTTCAATGACATGCAGGTCAAGGCCGCGTTGACCGCCTACATGCAGAACGCCGAGCTGTATCAGAACCTGAAGCGCAATGGGGCGCAGGCAAGCGGCGAAATCGAAAAGGATCTCGCCGACCGGCGCGCGACCTCGAAGCAGATCTGGAGCGAGGTGCTGCAGCAGTGGGACGACGCGATGCGCAGCATTGGCGACGCCCTGCGGCCGATTACGGATCTCGCCGGCAAGGGGGCAAAGAAGGCCGGCGAGAAGGTTCACGAAGCGGTCGATGCGTCGCCCAAGACGGCTGCTGCTGTCGTGGGCGTCATCGGTGCTGCGGTCGCGTATCGCGGAGCGCGTGCGGTGGGGAACATCGGTCGAGGCCTGTTCGACATGGCGCGCGGGCGCTGGCTCTCTCGCGGCACCAGGGTGCGGCCCGGTGGTGGCGGAGCGGGCGGTGGAGGTGGCGGTCCCGGGTTCGACCCGTTGGGCGGGGCGGCCGGAGGTGTCCAGCGCGTGTTCGTCGTCAACTTTCCGGGTGGCGGAGGTGGGGGCGGCCCGGGAGATTTTGGCGGTGGCGGTCCCGGAGGTGGTCCTGGGGGCGGGCCGCCGGGTCCGCCACCTCCTCCTCCGCGTGGCCGGTGGGGGCGAGCACTCGCGGCGCTACGTCGCGTCGCCGGACGCATTGCGCCGTACGCTGGGAAGATCGCCATTGCCGCCACGCTGCTGAAGATCGGACTTGCCGCGAAGAACGCATACGCGGTTGCGCAGGGCGACGACACGACCGCGCACAAGGTCGAGGGGTTCGCGGGCATCGGTGGCAGTCTGGGCGGCGGTTTTGCGGGCGCGAAGCTCGGCGCGGGGATCGGTATGTTCGCCGGCGGTCCGATCGGCGCAGCGGTTGGCGGTGTCGTGGGCGGTGCAATCGGTACGTTCGCCGGGCAAAAGTTATTTGCCACCCTCGCGCGGTGGACGATGGGGAAGAAGGACGAGGAGAGCGACGCAGCCAAGGCGGCAGCGAAGGCGGCGTCGGCGGCGAATCCGGATTCGCCGCAGGCCCGGCCGTTCAAGGTGGAACAGCAGAATCAGTTCTCGCCGACATTCAACGTCAAGGTGGAAGGCGTTGCCGACGCTCAGATCGCGGACAAGCTGCTCGCGCAGCTTAATCCGCAGCTCCAGCGGGCCATGTCGGAGTCGCTTGAGAAAAGCAATCGGTCGGCGATGTTCGACGCGCCGCATCTGTAAGGGGAAATCGCATGGATTTTGTATCGAGCGTGACGAAGGCGGCGACGCAGGCGAGCATCGCGTCCGAGCGCGTGCGTCAGGTGGTTCGCGTGTTCGACCGGAACCGTGCAGCGAGTCGGAACACCGTCGAGGTGTTGACGAAGCTGGCCACGGGAAACCTCAAGTCGGCGGCGGACCTGCTGTCAGGCGCCACCAGTATGCTGTCCGTGGCCGGCGACCTGAGTCCGAAGATCGGCACAGTGCTGCGCAGTTTTTCGGCGACGGGCGCGGCCGTGAACAACGTGCTCAAGATGGTGGGAGCGCTGAATCACCCCCTGATCCGGTCGGCTGCAAAGAGCGTCATGGGTGCGTTGAAGGGCGTGCAGACGCAGTTCACTGCGTTGGTCGGCGAGAAGACGATGGGGGCGCTGAAGTCGTTCGCGCAGAAGGCCGGTCTCGGCTCGGTTTTCTCTGGCCTGTTTGATGGCGCAACGTCTTCTACCCCTCATCTGCTGACGCTGTCGGTGGATGACGGCGTTTCGTTTCATTTCGGGTTGTCGACTGCAGCGTTCGACAAGCTGCGGCGCTCGACCCGTTACAAGGTCGCGTCGCAAGAGCGCCTGAACCGCGAGGAGGCAGCGCAGGCGGTGAGCCGAGGGGGCGAGACGATTACGCTGTCCGGCGTCGTGTTTCCGGCGCTCGGCGCGGGATTCCGGCAGATCGAAACGCTGCGCGCGATCGGCGCGAAGATGAAGCCCGTGCAGCTCACGGCCGGCACGGGCGACGTGCTCGGCCGGTGGTATCTGCAGGGCGTCGACGAGGAACAGGAGGCGATCATGTCGGATGGTGCGCCTCGCAAACAAACCTACAGTCTGGAGTTTGTCCGCTATGGCGAAGACGCTCAGAACCTCTGACGGGGACGTGCTCGACGCGCTCTGCTACAAGCATTACGGGACGTTGTCCGGCACCGTCGAGGCGGTCTACGACGCGAATCCGGGTCTGGCTCGAGAGGCGCAGCCGTTCAGATCCGGCGTGTTGATCGTGATGCCGGACCTCGAGGTGCCGCGCGACGAGCCAATCCAGTTGTGGTCGTGAGGGAGGCGCAATGCGAGCTATTTTCCAGATCGTCGCGAACGGCGACGACATCACGCGCGTGATTCAGGACCGCGTGCTGCGGATCCAGACGACCGACAAACCCGGCCTCGAGGCGGACGATTGCGAGATCGAGCTGGATGACCGCGACGGCAAGGTGCGATTCCCGCCGAAAGGCGCAACGCTGAAGGTCTCACTCGGTTGGGAGGGGCGAGGCTTGACGATGCTCGGCGAGTACGCGATCGACGAGATCGTGCTGCGCGGGCCGCCGGCAACGATGGTCATTCGCGGTAAGCCGGCGAACATGCGGGCGACGTCAAAGACGCATCGCTACGGCGGCTGGACGAACGTCAAGTTGGCCGACATCGTCGGCGACGTCGCGCGTCGCAACAAGTGGGCGGCCGCGTGTTCGGTCGAGGCCGTCGTGCCGCGTGCCGATCAGTTCGGCGAAAGCGACCTGCACTTCATCACGCGCATCGCGAGGCAGTACGGTGCGACCGCGACGGTGAAGGCGGGCAAGCTGATCGTCGGGCCGATCGGCGGCGGCAAGAGCGCGAGCGGCAAGACGCTGCCGTCGATCGAGCTGACGCCGGCTGATCTCGCCGATTACGAGATCACGTTTCCGGACCGGGCCAGCTTCGTCGCGGTACGGGCGAAGGTGCACAACGCGAAGACCGGGAAGAAGATCGATCTCACGATCCCGAATCCGGATGCGCCGCCAGGTGCTGCAGCCGTTCATACCGAACGCCATTCGTACGCCAGCCCGGAGGCCGCGAAGGCGGCGGCGAAATCCCGCCTCGAGAAGCTGAACCGGCATACCGCGAAGAGCGTCCTGCGCATGCGCGGCCGGACGGATATCGCGGCCGAGAAGTCGGTGAGGCTGAAAGGCTTCAAGCAGGAGGCTGACGGCGAGTTTCTGGTCGAGTCGGTGAAACACACGTACGCCGGCCGCAGTTGGGAGACGTCGGTGGAACTGAACGCGGGCAACAAGGGGAAGGCGAAGGCCGGTCACGGCAAGAAGCCGAAAAAGAAGATCGATCTGGTTGTGCCGGCACCGCAAAAGTAGAGCGCGTGCAGGTCGTTTTTTGCAGCCGCCTTGAGGCAACTCGGGCGGCTTTTCTTTTTTCAACGGGGGTGGGATGCAAGACCACGAAAAGACGATCTTGGAGCTGATCGTCATGGGCGGACTGATTGGTATCGCGAAGGTGCTGGTCGGTGGAGAGCAACTGACATTTCGGCTCGTTGCCGGCCGGGCAATGTTGGGCTCGGCGACATCGATGGTTGCCGGTATCGCGCTGCTGCAGATCCCGGATCTGCCGCCGATCGCGCTGCTCGGCCTCGGGAGCGCACTCGGCATCATCGGATCGCAGTATCTGGAGGTGCTGCTGCGTCGTAACGCGAAGCGCCTGTTCGGGGAGAAGTGACGATGGCACTAATCGACATCGCCGCGGCTGGCGGCAAGAATCGCGTCGCGTTCCTCGACATGATCGCAGTGAGCGAAATTGGCTCGGGGCTGCTCGCGAAGTCGGACGACGGCTACAACGTGCTGGTCGGCTCGACGCCGTCGCGACCGCTTCTGTTCACGAGCTATGCCGCGCATCCGAACGTGCTGAATCGGCAGATCTCGGTGCCGTCGACGGCGGCCGGCCGCTATCAGATCCTCAATCGCTGGTGGCGCATCTATCAGGCTCAGATGAAGCTGCCTGATTTCGGACCGATCTCACAGGACCGATACGCGCTGCAGCAGCTGCGCGAGCACGGTGCGCTACCGCTGATCGACGCCGGCCGGTTTCGTGAGGCCGTCGCGAAGGTGTCGAACGTGTGGGCCAGCTTGCCGGGTGCCGCATACGGTCAGCATGAAAACCAGATCGAGCATCTGCTGGCGGCGTATCAGGCAGCCGGCGGGGAGGTCGCATGAGCTGGATCGATCCGCGTATCTGGCTGGTCGTGATCGCTGGCGTCGTCGCCGGCTCGGCCGGCGGCTATTTCAAGGGGTATCGGGACGCTGATCAATCCGCAACGGTCGCAGATCAGGTGCAGCAGATCGATGACCTGAAGGCCGAGCGTGACGAATTTCGCCGCCAATCGGCGGCACAACAGGAGATCGCAATCCATGCTGCGAAAGAACGTGATCAGGCGCGCGTTGACGCCGCTGCTGCTGCTTCTGCTGCTGACGGCCTGCGCAGACAGGTCGCCGCGCTCGTCGCGGGTGTTCGCCATTCCGCCGCTACGGCCGGAGGCTCGCCAGCCGGCGACGCCCTCGATCTGCTCGCCGACGTGCTCGGCCGGGCTGATGCGCGAGCGGGAGAGCTGGCAACGATCGCTGACGAGCGAGGCATCGCCGGCCAGCAGTGCGAACGCAGCTACGACGCGCTGACGAGCAACGCGCGAGCGGATCCGCCGCGATAGCGCGGCATGCGAGGCCAGTCGGCCTCGAGAGAAACAGGGCGACCGGAGGGCGTGCAGCAACACGCCTCCCGATCGCCTTTCCACTGTCTGAGCCAGTGAATCGGCCAAGGCCCTGCTACCTACCGGTAGGCGGGCCGGATTCTACACCAAGTTTTAAAACGGCTTTCACAATGGCAAATCCGATTATTCCGTGGATCGGCGGCAAGCGCCGTCTTGCAGACCATCTCATCCCGCGTTTTCCAGCGCACGATTGCTACGTCGAAGTGTTCGCGGGTGGGGCGGCGTTGTACTTTCTGCGACCGCCGGCGAAGGTCGAGGTGATCAACGACGTGAACGGCGAGCTGGTCAACCTGTACCGGGTCGTGCAGCACCACCTGGAGGAGTTCGTGCGGCAGTTCAAGTGGGCGCTGACGAGCCGGCAGGTGTTCGAATGGCTGAAGCAGACGGTCCCGGAAACCCTCACCGATATCCAGCGCGCGGCGAGGTTCTATTACCTGCAGAAAAGTTGCTTTGGGGCGAAGCTGGAAGGACAGTCATTCGGCACGGCGACAACAACGCCCCCCGGCCTGAATCTGTTGCGCCTCGAGGAGGAATTGTCGGCGGCACACCTTCGGCTCGCGAACACGTTCGTGGAGCGTTTGGATTGGGCCGCGTGCATCGATCGTTACGATCGGCCGCACACGCTGTTCTATTTGGATCCACCGTACTACGAGACGGAGGGGTACGGCGTGGCGTTCCCGTTCGAGGAGTACGAGAAGATGGCCGAGCGGCTGCGTTCACTCAAGGGCCGGGCGATCGTGAGCCTGAACGATCACCCGGACATTCGGCGCGTATTCGACGGGTTTCACATTGAGACCGTGCCGATCCAGTACACGGTCGGCGGTGGGCGGGGCGTCGAACGGAACGAACTGATCATCTTCAGTTGGGATGACGCGGCGCAGCCCGTGGGACTGTTCTAGCAGCAGATGCCGGCGCGGTCTATCGCGCCGGCATCGCGCTTACAGATCTTTGAAGGTGGGGAGGAGATCTTGCTCGACGAGACGGATCTCGATCCGATTTGCCGTTTCGACGTGCTCGGGATTCTTCATCGAGAACGGGGCGTCCGTAGTGCTGACAATGACGGTGCCGGTCTGCGCCTTGCCGGTCTCCGGGATTGGAACAATTTCACGTGCCTCCGGAACCTGCTGCTGCGTGATCACGGTTGGCAAGTAGATCATCCAGCCGACGCCCGGCTTGTCATCGAACACCTGTCGCGCCGCGTAGCTTCTCGGCGCGACGGCGACGTATGCGGGTTTGAATGCGATGGCTGCAGCTCGAACGATTCTTATGACTGAGTCAAGATTGCCGAGAATCGATTTGTCGGACAGCGATAGTTCGAATGTGTTGGTAAGGCCCGGCTCGTTGAGATGGCATGCGAGGGTTGCTCCGCGATCGTCGTCGTCGTTTCCGTCCCACAGAGCGACATATGTCGTATTCGGATCATCTGCAAATTTGTGCTTTAGCACCGCGAGGATCGCGGTCGATGGTGCCCCGTCTTCGAACGCCTGATATAGCAGTGCCTCATCGCGGCTTTTTCCCCGCGCATACCAGCGATTGAGCGTGGGATCGATCGCGGCTAGTTCAGCGGTCACGATCTGAATGCGTGACAGGACTTCCCCGAAGTTCGTCGGCTCGAGTGAGTCATCCCTAAATTTGAGTCTGATGTCCATGATCGTCGTGGGTTACGGTTGCCAGACGGATGCTACTTGATTCTCGATCAGCGCTGGAAGCATGTACTCTCGCAATTCGGCCTCTTCGAAGTACCACTTCAAGCGGCTGGGCGGGTTTAGTTTTACCTTCTTCGCTTGTTTTTCCAGTGTGCTGAACAAGGTTTCGTACCCCTCGAACCATTTTTTTGCCTTGAGTTCGCCTTCGTCGTTGCGCCTGAGGAACTGTGCATAATGCGCCTTGGCCTCCTGCAATAGGCACTCCGCTGGCACGAAACCATCGAAGTCTGTTCCAAGCCACTCCCACTCTTCGCTCCATCCTTCCTCGACGCTATACGGTCGCCCGGTTATTCGGCCTTGATACTTGCGGGAACGCGCCGACATGTGGTGATTTTTGTTTTCCGCAAAGCCAGTTTCCTCCGGCGGACATTTCTTGCACTTTTCTCCTGTACGCGGCACCGCTTTCGCGTCGGTCTTGGCTTTGCTCTCGTCCTTCGTCGTGTCACTAGACAGGCTGGCTGTCCCCGCCACTGCTGCCCCACCCAACAAGGCGGCGCCAGCTCGCACCAATACCGGCCCAAGCTCCTCTATTACTCCTTTCAGCAGTGGAAGTGCTGCCGCCATTCTCAAGTCCTCCGTTGTATTCGGGGTGTTCGATGCGCCATTTCATGACGCGAAAGTAGTCGTGAAAGCGTTCGTCCGGCGATCGGCCGGGCCGGGTGAACCATGCCCGCGTCGCCGGCTTCATATAGAAGCTCGGTGCGTATGCTTCGATTCGGAGAAACGCCTCGACGTTGTCGTCCGATTGAATGCCAAGTTGTCGCGCGGCAATGTATGCGTTCCAGAGGCGCGTCGGTAGCGTGCCATCGTCGGCCAGCCTCGCGTCTCCTTTGACGAGATCCAGCCGGACGCGCTCGACATATCCGCGGGCGTCGATTTCGGCAAGGCCGGCGACCTGTTCGCTAGTCAGCTCAAGCATGCGGGTGCACTCCCTTCAATTTCCCATTCACTTCGACGAGCCAGTCGAATGTCGCGACGAAGAACTGCATGCGTTGCGTGAATTCCATCAGCGACGCCATGTCGGCCATGATGCGGGCGTCGTAAAACCGAAGGAGGGCGGTGCGACCATCCGGCAGGCGCACGTCGAGCCGGTTCCGCAGCTCGTCGGCGAGGGATTCGATTGGATATGCGCTGATCAGCCAGGAGACGCCAGTGGAGCCGCTTGCCATGATGGATAGCGTCTGGCGTATCGCGCCGGCCGCCCGCTCGTAGTCGATCAGCCACGGCCCCGCATCGGCCAGTGACGCGTCCGGCGTGCCGTCGAACAGCGCAACTGCCGACTGCGATCGCTGAAGCGGTGACGCGTCGGCTGCATCGGCGTATAGGAGGCCGTCGACGAGCGCGTATAGGTGCACTTGCATGGTCAACTGCTTTTGACGCTTGGCGAAGAATGATTCGATCGTGGTGTCGGTCATGGGACTACCCGCGCGCGATCATCGTCGCGGCATTCTCGGCCGCAGCCTTTAGGCATTCGAGGCAGAGCGTCGGTGACGGTGCGAGCGCTGCTGCTGCCGCTGCGACTGCACCACCTGTTGTCGCTTCTCCAGCTCCGACATCGTCGAGCGATGCGGATGATTGAGATGCGATGAGCGTGGCTCCGCATGCGGTCTTCATGCCTTCGACAGCGGTGTCGCGGCCCGCAATTTGATGCGGGTAGCGTCGCCCGGTGTCTGGCAGGATTGGAAAGACGCCTTTGCACTGCGGGCAAAGTACCTTGTGCCCGACGCCGGCAATGGGTTTCCCGTCAATGGTGGCGTTCGTGCTGCCCTCCAGCACACGTCCGCCGTGCGTTGTCGTATCGCCGACGCAGATCATGGCTCGCTTCGCCATTGGCCCTCTCGTGAGTGTCATTTTCGTACGAAGATACCATTTTCGACGGAGCGGTCTCTCGTTGGCGGGCGCGCCGTTCGTCAATTTGTGTCAATCGAAGCGCGTGACGTCGATCATTCGGCGGAGCTGATCTAGTGCGAACAAGTCGGGCGCGCCGCTTTGCTTTAGCTCCAGCTCGGCCGCGTTGGCCAGCTTGTCCATGCGTCGCAGCACGCGGCGCATGTGGACGACCTCGAGCACGAAGCGCTGCTCGAGCGTCAGCGGTCCCTTTCCGCGGTAGTTGGTTGCGCTCCACGCGTCGCGCAGATCCGTCCAGGTCAGGTGCTGAAAGTCGGGCAGCTTGGTTGCCTTGTCCGAGCCGGGGTCGGGCTCGTCGGGGGCGTCGCGGAGCTTGCATCTCAC